TTCGCGTAAAAACTGATTACGGTACTTGCCAGTAGTCACTGAGTAATCCCAATCCTCCCCAAGTGTCACAGTGCCATCGAGTGCTTTATGCGCGATGATTGAGCTATAAGACTGAAAATAAATACCGTCATCAGCTTGAATTATGAATTGGTTTGCAATTTTATTGCCACGTGAGCTTGTCATGTTTTCAACTGATATTTTATTCATTTTGATACCCTTTTAAGTGAATGGTTAAGTTTAAACACAATAACATGATACAATTTAATCTGTCAACAATTATTTACTGCAATTTTCTAGCACACTGAAATAATGGTCAGTGCCTACACTGCCAGCAACACTAAGCGCCTTATTGTGGCATTGTGTTTTATTGTAATGGTTAGAAGCTCCCACCATTGCAAAGGGGATACATAACCCCACCAGAAGCCAGATAACATTATTTAATGCCTTAGCCTTGCCTTTGGGTGCTGATACCATATAGCGTGGCTTAAAGCCATCTATAATGGCTTGATTGATTAGGTACTCACTGCGGTTAGTTTTCATAGTTTGATTCTCCATTTAATAGATTAAGTATCATAAGGGCGTTATCCTTGCCATTTATCATCGCGATAAATTTACCACCCCCTTTTTCGCTATCATTGTATAAATTCCATTGGTCATAATCATTACCTATCTTGGTTAATGCGTATTCATTCATTTTCATCTTATTACCCTCTTGTTGTTTAACATCCACATAATGCGCCTCAACGAAGCGCATTAAATTGATATTAAAATTGAACGTACAAAATATTGCCATTGTTAAGCCCAACGGCATAGGGTGATTCATCATTTAAATAATCCATTACTAATTCAGTCTTTTCAGCATCGTCCAGCGTGTCATTCTCATCGCTGTCAAGTAAATCAATGCCATAGCTGTTCGCAATATCTTTTACTTCATCTTCTGACCATTCACAGCACAGCGCGACAACGTCTATCTCTATTTCCTCTCCTGAGCTTTGTTCATAATCTTCAATATATTCAAACATTGCGTTTAATGCCTCATAACTGAATTGTTCAGCGCGTGAGCCTTGCTTAAAGGCATCAATAAAACTTGATTGGCTAATTGTCATTTTCATCTTAATAGCCCCCCGTCACAATCTTCCAATTGTTCAGCAAGTGCTAAAGCATCATTGAAGCTTAAGCCAGTTTCATTGGCTAATTCAGAGATGTATTGATTATATTCATTCATTGTTAAAGCTCCCGTTTTACCATCGCATCATTGCTCTGGTATGAATAGCGTTGCATGATACTAAATAACAGTCAAACAATAATTCAATGAATACGTATGCAATGATAGTAATCAAGCACTTGCAAGTGATAAAAAAGTAGTGTATTGTTTCTATATGACTGCTAAAAGCGCAACAATACCAAGTGCTGAACAATCAGGCAATAAAGTAAAAAATCCGCCTGATATTGATTCAATCACCACTACGCCAATACAAGATACAAGCGAACAGTCAATAAGCCATCAAGCGATAGAATGTTATAATATAACAAACGATAATCTCGCTTCAGACAAGGCACTGTTAACAGGTAGAGCTAGAAGCCTTGCTAATCTCAGGCAACCTATACAAAAGGGTGAAGTGTTAAATCCAACGGGCAGTAATGGGCTAGACCATAGAAAGAAACGTGAAGCAATGACTGCGACAGCGTCCAGCGTTATGGCTAAAGCGTTAAAGGTATTGGTGGGTCAATTAGACAGTAAGGACGAACGTATAGCCCAGAGTGCGGCTAAAGAGTTGCTAGATAGGGGCTTTGGTAAGGCTGTTCAATCAGTAGCTAACACTGACAGCGATGGCAATGACGTACCACCACCGCCGCCTATGGTTGTTATAGGTGTGCAGGGTAGGCAGTGAGTAATCTAGCGTACATCATGCGCCTATTGACACATGACAGTGATGCAAGAGTGATTGAGCAAGACCTCAACACTGCCAAACCTAACCCAGAACACCCATCAATCGTTAATAATTCGTTAATTGACCTTCCTGTGGATTGTTCCACGCCTCAAAATACGATACCCCACCCAATAGCGCCCCTTGATTTATAAGGGTATTATGCTATCTCACGCTATGTCTGACACCCTCCACCATACGCCCACCACGTACAAACAAGCGCAAAATGTTTCACGGCTGGGCAAAGTGTAGCGCCCCCACCACACCCGACACAGGTTCGCGCCCCTTTACCCCGGGTACGTACATATACACACCCCCATGAGGATGTACCATGACAATAAATCGACACCACAGGGATGTACCATGCCATCACAAAACACGATACCTACTTTAGTTGCTCTACCCCTATTGCTCAATTTCTAATTTTTTTTTAAAATAATATTTTTCATTTCCCATGTTACGTTTTCACGATGATTTAGGAGCGTGAATTGAAAATCACGACATATCGCGTTATTTTAGTGATTACATATAAGAGCGTATAAGACCTTCAAATGTTATAAGCTACCCACGTAGTTAGATATAGGTTTGATGAGATTGTAGGTCGTTCTATGAGGCTTCTAGGTGTATGTTATGATGCAAGAGAACGTAGTTCGATATGCTTTTGTTCTTTTTGTCTTTGGTTATGGGTTATGGGTTGTTGGTAGCATCGTTTTTTGATGCGTTCGCATTGCGTTCGCATTACAGTCGCATTGCCTTTGCATAGAAATATGATGCGTTCGCATACGTAAATCATGCGTTCGCATACGAAAAAACACATAAAATAACCATTATTTAACGCTTCTTTAACGGATAAATAACAAATGAGTAATTCTGACCAAGATTTGAAGATTCCTAGTAAGATGTTAGGGTGGTTAAACCCAAGACGCTACAAGATTGCGAAGGGTGGTCGTGGTGGTGGTAAGTCCAGAACGTGTGCCGCTATCTTAGTTAGAAAGGGTGCGCGTCAAAAGCTCCGTTGGTTATTCGCGCGTGAAGTCCAGAAGTCCATTGCTGAGTCCGTGTATGCCCTACTTGTTGATGAAATCTCTCGTCAAGGGCTAACTGCCCACTATGAAATCCAAAAGAACGTCATTAAAGGTAGAGGCACTGGAACTACCTTCGTATTTATAGGATTAGCCGAACACACCAAAGACTCCATAAAGTCATATGAAAATTATGATGGGGTTTGGGTAGAGGAGGCTCACTCAGTTTCTCGTGCATCGTGGGAAATTCTTATCCCCACCTTCCGTAGAGATGCTGACCCTGAGAATGGAGTAGAGGGTTCTGAGATATGGGCTACCTATAATCCTGAAACAGAAGAAGATGCCATTGATGTGATGGTGCGAAATGCCATTGCGGTTAATGACCCTGATTACCTTGTTATTGACATTAACTATAATGACAACCCGTGGTTTCCTGATGTATTGGAAAAAGAACGCTTACGGATGCTAGCAACTGACCCCGACCTGTATCTCCATATATGGGAGGGCAAGTATCGTTCTGCCGCTGGTATGATGTTCAAGCGTGATTGGTTTTTGCGCCATGACCGCATTCCTGCCATCACAAACACTTATATAGCCTCTGACTGCGCTGTAACCCCTGATGGTGGTGATTACACCGAGCATGGTGTCTTTTGTATGGGGGAAGATGGAGTCCTGTACGCTAAGGCTTGGTACTACGATAAGGTAGATACCTCTGTATGGATTGAAGCGTGGTTAGAGATGGTGCGCTTCCATAAGCCCCAAGTAGCCTTTGATGAGAAAGGCGTGATTAACCGTTCTGTTGATGGCGCGGTAAAACGCAGAATGAGGGAAACCAACACATTTGTTCAACGCGAAGCATTACCATCTGCCTCTGGTAAGGCGGCTAGGGCAATGGGCTTTGCGGCACGAGCTTCTGCTGGATGCGTGTCGTTCCCTAAAACTCAATGGGCAGATAGGGTAATAAACCAACTCTGTTCTTTTAATGGCGATGATGGTCGAGTAGATGATGCGGTGGATGTTTGCAGTTTAATCGGGCGTGGTTTAGACTTTATCCACAATCCTCCTGCTCCCCCAAAGTCTAAGAAACCGCCTCCAAAGGAATTTACCCAAGAGTGGTTTGATAAACTGTATAATCAGGACGAACAATCACTTGCTAAAGAAAAGGCGCATTTCCGATGATTGATGAACCATCAATGAGTCCACAAGAAAGCAATAAAGATATTAAGCGATGGTTCTCGCGGATACGTGAAACTATTAAGTATGACGAAAATGCCCGTAAACAGTATGCTATTGACCGAAGGTATGCCAGAGGTGACTCTGCCAATCCTGTTGCCGCTAACCTGACAGGTACGTACATTGATATTATCACCAGTTTCCTTGCGGCTAAAGCCCCTGATGTAGCTGTATCTCCTGCTCGTACTATTGAGCCACCATCACTTGAAGCCTTACGTGACATATCAGAAGATATTGTGCGTAGCCGCCCAGAAATACGCGCCGCCATAGACGCAACAATCCAAGCCACTACTGCCATGCAAGACCCTAATGCTAGTCAAACGGCTGAGATAGTCATCGACCAAATGGTTGAGCAAGAAATAATGAAACAATATGATGTGATGCGTAAGACCTATGCCCGTAGGCAACGCGACAACCGCGTGATGGCTGAAACCCTTGAGATTGTCATTGGACACTTGTGGGATGGAACGGGTATAAAGAAACGCATTAACGACTGTACACGTTCATCGCTAACAATTGGCGTGGGTTGGAATAAAGCCATGTGGTACACAAACACCACATCCAATGACCCGATTACCGTCAGTAAGTTAAATTCTCTTAATGAGAATATAGCCAAACTCAAAATGCACCAGAGAGAGTTGGCAGAAGGCGACCTTACTTATATGAAGGAAGGTTCTGATGAAGAACTTAAAATTGCTGACCTTCAAGCTCAAGCTGATGCCATTAGTAATAAAAAAGAAGAAACCATCTCTCAAGGTTTTGTTTGTGACTCATTACGCAGTGAAGATATTATTATTGCCAAAGGCACGAATGTTTGCGATTACTTAGATGCACCGTGGATTGTTCATAAAATCCCGTTGCCTATGGAAGATGCAAAAGCCATGTTCCCGTTGTTGTCTGGTAAGTGGAGTAAGGCTACAAAATATTACCCACGTAAGCCTGAGATGATTGATAGTCAAAATATTCTCCAATCAACAATAACTGAAAAAGATGCCGAAACATTTACAACATCTCAATTCTCCCCTAATACAGATGGAGAAACACAAGAGTGTTATGTGATGGCGTATGAAATATGGGATAGGAACAGCAACTCAGTGAAAACAGCGGTTGATGGCATTGAAGATACTTGGGCTAAAGAGCCAATGTCACCCAAGCCTACTTGCCGATTCTATCCATTCTTTGCCATTTTAATGGGAACGCTGAGTAATGAGCGTCACCCACAATCATTAGTTTCCCGTTCCATTAAGCTGATGGATGAGTACAATCGTATTGGTACGGCAGAGGCAGAACACAGGCGTAGGATTTGTCCAAAAACCTTGTTCAAGACAAATAGCGTTACTGTTGACTCAATGAAGAAGCTTGAGCAAGCTGTTGTTCTTGAAATGGTTGGTATTGAAACAGTCCGTTCTGATGAAGATTTACGTACTATTTTAGTGCCGTTTACCTATCCGCAAATGGATGCACAGCTCTACAACCGCCAACCTATCATTGCTGAATTAGAGCGTATCTGGGGTGTTCAAGAAGCGTTGGGTGGCTCTGTGTCTGTCGCTAAAACAGCTACCGAAGCAGATATTCAACAGAAGGGCTTTAACTCCCGTACTGATGATAAGCGTGATGCCATTGAAGATTGCCTAAGCGATATGGCTAAATATACCGCAGAACTCGCCATGACGAATATGACGACTGAGGAAATTCAGTTAATGGCTGGTGTTGATGCTCTTTGGTTGACCGTAGAAAAGCCTGAGCAATTAAAGGTTATGGTGCGTGTGCATATTAAAGCTGGCTCTACAGGTCGCCCTAACACTATGCTTGAGCGTCAAAGTTGGTCAATGCTGTTGCCACAGCTAACAGAGGGCGTTAAGATAATTGGTCAATTGCGTGGCTCTGCACCTGATGATATAGCTGACAAGATGGAAGCATTACTGGCGATGACTGCCAAGCGAAGCGGTGAAGTGATTGATATTGACTCACTTGTTCCGCAACAATCAAGTCAGCCAATGAATCCTATGCAACCTCCAGCTGACCCTAATGCACCGCCACAAGGAGTACCGTTATGAGCTTGAGTATGATTGAACGCCTAGAACGAGCGATTGCTAAGAAAACAATGACAGTAGCCCAGATTCGGGCAAAGTTTCCAAACATTAAGAATGTTTACGCTACTATTCACGATATGCGCCGCAAGGGGTATGATGTAAAAACGCTATTAAAACCAACTCGTTATTACCTGTAATTCCACTCTGAGAGAGAGATATGACTACCAATTTAGCTGATTTGACTCAAGCCGCAACCGAAACAAACGAAACACCTCCTGTCGTTCAAGAACTGACTATTGAAGAAGGTATGCGTCAAGCCATAGAGCAAGCGCCACCAGAACAGGATGAAATGCCACTTGTTAATCCAGAGCCAAAAGTAGAAGTTGTTGAGCCTGTCGTAGAAACACCTGTTGAACCTGTCGTTGAAACGCCTGAGCAATTAGAGGAAAAGGCAAAAGCTGAACTTGAAAGTGAGATGGATTCGCTTGGCATCAAGGCACAGCGTAGCCGTGAACGCTTCACCAATCTGACAAAAGAAAATGCAGAACTTCGCCCATTCAAGGAAGCCCTTGAATCTATTGGAGTTTCTGACATTACACAGTTACCTGTCTTGGTTGAACGGGCAAAAGCGGCTGATACTTTTGAGCAAGCCCTTCAAGATGCGGGTACGCCAGAAGATTTTGGCATGGCGATGGATGTATTGCGCAAGCTAAATTCTGGCGATATGGCTCAAGCCAATGAAGCCTATGATGCTTTGGTTGAGCAACTTCGTGTTCTAAGTCCTATTTTGGGCAGAACATTGGATGGTATTGACCCGTTGACTCCTGAACTTCGTGAGATGGTTGATGATGGTTCTATTACTGAGTCAATCGCTATTGAGTTAAATGCTAACCGAAAACGTAGTGAGTTATCAGAACAATCGAATACTCAGGCTGAAACTGCAAACCAAGCCACGCAATATGAGCAACAGGCGCGTAGTGAATTAACGAGTCTTGGAAATTCGCTTTCAGCACAAGACGTTTTCTATGCTCAAAAACAAGATGTTTTAATCCCTGTTTTACAAACCATCATGGCGACACTTTCTCCTGATAAATGGGTTCAAGCAACCAAAGATGCTTACGCAAGAATCCCCAATCCTGCTGCAAAAGCACCCACTCCATCACCAGTTCAAAACCCTATTCGCCCACGAACACCTCCAACAAATATAATTCCAGAAGGTTTAAGCGCATTGGAAGCAATGCAATTAGGAATTAGGCAAGCAAATGGAGAATTGTAATACTTGCAATTTTAAAAAACTTGTATAAACTTTATTTTGTATTACCCACGAATGGCTGTATTTGTCAGTTTCGCCAACTGATAGCGCAAGTACAAGAGAATCGCGCCCTCGAACGTGGATTGAATCGTAACTTCATTCCCTTTCTAGGAGCATTCTCATGCCTTTTACCGTAGCACAATTAGCGCAAGGCGCTCGATATACTATCGAAACCTTCAAAAAGAACGACCCGATTGACCAAGTGAACACGGCTCGTCCGTTGTTAAATTGGTTTATGAAGAATAAAGAAGCTGTTACATTTGGTAATGGTCAATACAACGAAAACATTTATATCGCTAACAACGGTAACTATCAGAACTATTTTGGTGCTGACCAAGTTACTTACAATCAGCGCGACCCTAATCGTCAAGTCAAGTTCCAATACGCCAACTACCATGATGGTTTCTGGTTTGACGATGACCAACTTGCCGCGAACGGAATCATCATGTCTGATGATGGTTCTTCTACCCAAACCGCTGATGAGTTGGAAGTTCTTGCCAATCTGTTAAAGCAAAGCTACCGCGCCTTGAAAGAGTCGGTACAGACAGGTTTGGATTTAGAGCTGACTGATGACGGTACAGCATCTACCAAGATGACTGTTGGTTTGGACTTGTTAGTTAAGACCACTCCTACTACTGGTACAGTTGGTGGTATTGATGCCGCAACAGCTACCTACTGGCGTAACTACGCTTCGATGGCTGTTACATCGGCAGAATTGATTAACCAGATGGAAGTAATGTATCGCCGTTGCCAGTTGTTCGGTGGCAAAGCCCCTGATGCCATCTTCGTTGGTGAAACATTCCTTGACGCTTATCGCGTAGCTTGCTCTGGTTTAGCTGGTGCTGGTGCAATTCAGCGTAACGTGATGGTTGGCGATACTAAAGGTGGATTTAGCCTTGACGCATCGACTTCTGGCTTGTTCTTCAAAGGTATTCCATTGGTTTGGAATCCTACCTTTGAAGCAATGGATGTTCTCAAAGGCGCAATTACCCATCCGTGGACTAAGCGTTGCTATATGTTGAACAGTGAGACCCTCAAGCTGAAAACGATGAAAGGTCGTTGGATGCAAGATGCCAAGCCATCACGTTTACCAGACCGTTATGTAACTTATTTCGGTACACGTTCAAGCTATGTGCCAATAATCAACAAGCGTTCGTCTAACGCTGTATTGTCCATCGCGTAATCGAATGCCCCCTTCGGGGGGCTTTCTCTCAAATCATCAGGAGTAATTTATGTCATTGCAAATTCTTTCCGCCGCTGAAACCGACTTGGGTAATCGAATCCCATTTGGTGTTGGCTTTTCCTGCGTTGCCATCAATCTGGGTATTGGTGCGTTGGTTGTTCAGCATTCCGATACTTCTGGTTCTGGCTTTGTGACTGCCGCCACTTGTGGTATTTCAACCTCTGCAACTGCTATTCAGCGCATTGTTGATTTAAAACGATACATTAAGCTATCAACTGCTGGTACAGTATTCTTACTGCCAGATGGCGATATGTAACCCCAACAAGAGAGAGAACTCATGTTAATTAAACAAGTACAAGTAGCAATTAAGCGTGAAACAAACATTATTGAACTAACAGTAAAGAAGTATGAAGTTGATATTCTCCGCGCAATTCATGGTGATGATGATAGATTCCAACTCGTCAAAGGCGTGAAATGCGAACCAGTAGATTTACTGCTTGATGCGGAAGAAGAATATCAGCGTCTTGCCCAAGTTTACAAGCGCGATTTTTTGTTATTTCAAAATATTTATCGCAATCCAGATGAGTTGAAAAAAGCAATTCTTTCGGCTAGTGTGAAAGGCGATAAGACCGATACAGAAGAAACAGAATAACTTAAAGGGGGAGTAATTCCCCCTTCTTTTTTGGAGAAAGGCTGTGCCTATCGTAGATTACAACAGCCAGATTGCCGAAGTAACTGGCTATCGAACACTCCTATTACTGCGTACAGCCATGATGCGCAGACTTGGGTTTTCAACTCAAGTATCCGTTCCACCTGTTGGAATGACAGAATTACTTACTGAATTTCTACAAAGCGCCCAACGTGCGCTTTTCATGCGTCCTGAAATCGCGCGTCAAGAACGCATATACACATGGACTCTAGTTAATAATCAGCGTTTTTATGGACTGAACACCAATGAAGAAGTTGGTACTGGCGCAAGCAAGCCTATGTCTGCGACAAAGGTTAGTTGGGTTGGTATTGAGCGCAATGGCTCATGGACTCCGCTTGTTTCAGGAATTCCACCAGAGTTGTATGGAACTGCTGGAAACAAAGGCTTCCCTAGCCACTATCAAATAAATCAATCTATCGAGATATTCCCTGTTCCTGATGCCACTGTCCAGTACCTCCGCATCAAAGGGGCTTATGGATTACTGCCTTTTGCGGCAGATAGTGATACACCAACTATTGATGATGAGTTAGTGTTGCTGATGGCGTTATATCTTGCAAAGATACACTATGGTCAGCCTGATGCTAACGCACAGCTTCAAATTATGGAAGTTATGTTGGGAGGCTTGGTAGCTGGTTCGCACCAAACAAACCGCTACATATATCGTGGTGGTAAGTCACTTGAGCCATTTGTTGCGCCTGTTCCTACTGTGCCATTTGCCCCATGACCTCACTGACAAAACTTGAGCAAGGGATAAATCGCCTTAGAACTAAAGGCGGTGCTAATCCTGAGTCTTTGTATGACCTATTGAATGGCTATCTGACTTTATCAGGAACGGTTAAATCTCGTGGCGGTACAAGTAACAAGAAAACATTGCCAGTAAATACTAAAGGTCTATGTGTTTTTGGAAGTAAATTAAAAACCTTCCACCACAGTGCGTCCACTGGTTCAGATGCCTTTATTGACGTTATTATTTTGCGACACCCGAATAATGGCACGTTAATTTTAAAACAGATTCATTTTTCTGAGCCGTTCTTAGGTAATTTGTATGTTGTTGCTGAATACTCTGATGGGTCTGTACATCACTTCTGGTTGCAATCTTCTAAAGTGTGGACTGCTAACACCGCTTATAAAGAAGGCGATGTTGTAGAGCCAACCACAGCCAATGGTTACTCATATAAAGCCGTTAGAGTTGGAACTCCACTAAATAAATGGGTTGCGTTGACTGCTAGAGCAATAAGTGATGTTGTTGTTCCAACATTATCAAATGGATTTAAATACACTGTTACTGCTGTCACAGGTTCAAACCCTTCTAGTGGAACTATTGAACCTATTTGGGTTGCTGAAAATGGCGCAATTGTCATTGAAGGAAACGCATCAACAACTGGAACAAGCACTGGAACTACGACAACAGATGGTGGCACAACAACTGGTGGTGGTGGCACAGTGAATTTACCGCCTGATACTATTGACCGATATGATAGGAATTACTTACTCTAATGGCATCCCCTATTTGGCAACCTAGCACCCAATACCCAACTGGTTCAATTGTCCAGAGAGCCTCTGCTCCCTCATCAGTAGCGGTAGCTATTCCTAATGCTGGTTTTGAATCTGGTGCAGTTAGTTGGGATTTTGCTGGCAATATTGCTATTGATGCCACATTCGCATATCAAGGTACTCAATCGCTTCGTGTCAACGGAACTGGCACTACCTACCCTCAAATAACTACCGCACTAGCTGTAACGGCTGGAACAAGCATTACTGCATCATGTATGTATCATCAAGGTGGTGCAAGTGCTAGTGTCAATAAAGGTAGGGCGTGTTTAATTTGGTACACATCTGGACTCGTTGAGATTAGCAAGTCATTTGCTACTACCTACATCACATCGTCTGATGGTGGCTGGAAAAAATCCATCGTTACAGGCATTGCTCCCGCCACTGCCGCTTTTGTAAAAATAGCTGGCGACTCAGTTAAGGCAGATGGTGGCTTTAGGCATAATTTTGATAATTTTGTTTGGAACTTAACTGTCGCATTAGCTACTACTGGACTTGAGTATAAAGCCGTTCAATCTGGCTTAGGAACTTCTGCTGGCACTGAACCAACATGGCCAGTTGTACTTGGTAATACCGTTGTAGATGGCACTGTAACGTGGCAAGCGGTGACATTATCTAGTGTCACATGGACTGCCTCCCCAGACTTAGTATCTTCTGGCAGTGAGCCTACATGGATTACGGGTGTAGGTAATTACACGCTCGATGGTGCGATGCAATGGGTAGCCATCTCACGCATTGTCGATGACCCTAAATGCCCACAAAAAACAGTTGTATCCATAGGTGCAAGTAAAGTATTTGTTGGCGATGATGATATTATGCGTTTCTCTGCCACGGTGAATCCGTTGGATTGGAGTACTGAGCGTGATGCTGGATATTTGCCAACTGGCTTACAGCAAGCTGGTGCAAATAAAATTACTGTTTCTGGGCTTTATAGAAATAACCTTGTTGTATTCAATGCCAACTGCTTCCAGATGTGGCAGATTGACCCTGACCCTGAATCAATGGCGTTGTTAGACCAGATGCAAGGCATTGGCTCACTGTACCAACAGGCGGCACAGGAGGTCGCTGACGAGCTTTTCTTCTTAAGTGCGCAAGGTGTTCGTACAATTGGTTTGAGTGCCTCTAGCGAATCCCTACAAAGCGGTGATGTGGGTTCACCTATTGATTCTATGGTAGTTCCTTCTGTAAATTCGGCTGTAGCCGCAGGGCTTGTTCCGAGAGCCACCTATTACACTGGTATGGGGCAGTATTGGTTGACAGGTGACGGTACTGCCCCTAGTAGCATAGACCCTTATGCGTCTTATGTTTTGAGCCTAAGCCACATGAACGGAACGGCAGGCTCTCCAACATTAACCGATGAAGTTTCTGGCAACGTTGTTTGGACTAATTACAACCCATCAACATTAACTCTTTCATCTACAAGAAGCAAAACGGGAGGCACTTCTTTTTATAAAACGTCTGGCTATAGACTAAATGGAGTAATGCAAAACGCATTAACTACATCCCAGAACTGGTGCTATGAAATGTGGGTGAATTTTAGCTCCATTACAGGCAGTTCTAAATTCACAACGCCGCCTTCGGGCTTTGATGTGCAAATAACAACGGGCGGGATTTTGCGCTTAGTTGATTATTTTTCAACAGTCCTTTTGACTTGCACAAATACACCAATAGTCGTAGGCACTGGCTATGATATTTGTGTAGAAAAAACTGGTGGCGTATCTGAAATTGTCACTGTTTATTTAAACGGCGTAAATGTGGGTTCTACAGCCTTGGTTGGTTATACATCATGGACTGCTGGCTCGCAAATACATCTAGTAGGTGGCACAAATAATGGCGACTTTGACCATTCATGCTATTACGATGAGTTTCGATTTACTAGCTACGCTCGATATAACGGCAATTACACACCGAGCGCCGGCGCATTCCCTAACCCTGTTCCTTCTGTTCCAATATACCAGAACGTATTCGTCTATACCCAAAACCAAGTAGGCAAGATGGGTTCATGGAGTCGATACGTTTTCCCATTTGTGATTGATGACTTCGCAACGCTTGGCAACAAGCTGTATATGCGTGGCAACAACGGCACTAATGATTGTGTCTATGAAATGGATGAGAATCTTATTCAAGATGATGGAGTTAATTTTGAGGGCATTGTTCAGTACCCGTGGTTAGATTTTGGAACGGCTGGTGTAACAAAGATGATGGAAACAGTTGATATTGTCGGCAATGGAGTAGCCCCTACAATTAGTATTGGCTACGACCAAACCAATCCTTTGGCAGTTACCACACCCTATCAGTTACAGACTGACTCCATGACAGGATTCCCTGTGCCTATTCCTGTTTCCGCGCCTACATTTAGCATTAAGTTAGCCTATCCTTCTGGCGGTTGGGAACTTCAACAGTTTAATGTTCAAATAAGACAGAATTGGAAAATACGATGAATTACTCAATGAATCCTACCACTGAGGATATATTTTACGTTGCAAGTAATATGCGACAAGATGAGATTGACCAATTTTTATCCATTACTGGATATGGTAAATATGACCCAAATGATTTCACGGCATCAGTTCTTGATTGCATAGGTGAAATTAAGTTCGGTTTATATGATAATGACGGTACTCCTTACTGTGTTGGAGGGTTAATCCAAGTTCGCGCAAAAGTGTGGCAAACATGGATGGCTGGAACACAAGAAGGATGGGATAAGAACTGGCGTTCAATTACAAAATTAAGCAAACGCGCTATTGATGATTTATTAAAGAGTCGTTTATGCAATCGTGTTCAATGTTACTCATTACATAATCGCCATAAGGCACAAGAATGGTACAGGCGTGGATTGGGAATGGATTTTGAGAGTATCAACCATAAATTTTTTGCAGACGGTCAAAATGCCGCTTGCCATGTAAAGATTAAGGAGTAAGTCATGGGAATGGGCGGAAGTACCAAAGCGGCAGACCAAGCTAAAAAAGAAGAAGATGCTCGTCAAACCGCTATTAAAGGCGCTCAGTCTGGTATCAACAATGCCTATGACAACCCACAGCGTAAAGGCGAGATTGCCGATTACGTCAATTCACTCCGCAAATTCTTTGGCGAAGATTTACCGCGAGAAAGCCGAT